GAACAGCTTCGTGTATTACATTAATAGGGTTAATACTCTTAGGATCGTTAAAACTAATCTTACCTGTATAGTTATTATACCCAGCTTCACCCTCAATCTTAGGATTAATAGACAAGTCTGAGCGAGCTACTACTGGATTCTGTAGTAACTTATTAGCAAGGTGTCCTAGATATGCGTGATTAGCATAAGGAGAGTTCTTAATATTGTTAGCAACAAACTCAAGACCACCACGAACACCACCACTTTCCATAGCTTTAACTAAGTCAGTAGCTTTATTCCAAACAGGTTGTTCAACATCAAACGCTTTGATAGGATCAACAGCCTTAGATTTAATAGCATGTTTGATCTTCTGTAGTTCTGGTACTAAAAAGTGATCTCGTAGTTCTACTTTATCTTCTAACCACTGACGCACTTTCTCGTTCTGTGGATCATTCATCAACATCTGTTCAGCACCTTTAAGCTGACGATTTAACTCATCAATCTTAGCTTTCTTAGTAGCCAGCATTTCATCTAGCTTAGGTGCAGAATACCTTGTATAATCCTTACCCTCAATTTCGCTACCAATATCATAACGATTTGGAATAGTAGCATCTTGTTGAATAGTAATATCATCAGGATGCACAAGAGGCTCTACAATCGCTTTGTTTACTTCAGGTGCTACTTTGGTATCAACCGGAGGCTGTTCGTCGATTCTAGGTGGCTCTACAACAGTCTCAGAGGTATTCTGAACAGGTTCTGTTGCCTTATTTTTGCCTAGTTCAATTTCAAGAGTCTCAACCATCTTGTTCAAATGATTTACATCATTAAGTTTATCAAGGTAGAACTGTGAGGTTTTGTCTTTAACACCAGCAAGTTCCTTCTGTGCCTCTCTAAGCAAAGTGCTGTAGGAAGTTAGAGAAGTCTCAATCATCTTTGTTGGATCAGGAGCATTCTCTGTTTCATTCCTACCCATAGCTTTGTCTAGCTTAAGGTTCTTTGTTTCCGTTGGAGTTACATTAGGTTTTCCATTAGGTAACATACCGAAACCAGCTCCAAGGATACCAGATAGAGCCATAGTCTCTAGTGTATTCTCAAACTGTTGTTTCATTTCTTTGGTATCTGATACACCTTGGATAGCTTCACGCACAAGTACATCCTGAGCTACGTTACCAGCAGCACCAGAAACCATACGCTTAAGCAAGTTACCTTGCATACCAGCAGGTAGAGCTACACCAGCAACATTACCTAGTGTATCCAACAAGGTAGCCTTCTGTGCAGCATCTACAGACTCGCCAGCATCAATAGCCTTAACGCCAGTGTCGGCAGAAGAGAAAGGCATAGCAAGCATTTGAGCAGGAAGTGTGGCAACCATACCACCTAGCTTACCACCAAAAGATTGTTCAGCATCTTTAGGTGTCCAGTATTCATCCATGTTCTTTGTTACATCTTGCATAGTCTCATAGACTTTACCTTGTGCTTCATCAGCACCAAGCATACCTAGAGCACCACCACCAAGCAAACCGGCAGCACGTACAACAGGTGTAGCAGCAGCGTTAAGACTAATACCAATATCTTCTAGTGCTGTAGTATTACGTTTTGGTTCATCTACAGAAACTCCTAAATGTTTCTTTACAACAGAATCAATAACACCGTCTTGAGTGTCATCTGGAAATTCTAGTCTAGTCCCATCTGGGAGTTCTGCAAATTTACTCATTGTATCCTATTTCCTTTACTATCATATTTAATAACACTAGCACTTGGTGCTGCTTGTGTACTACTTGCATTTGGTACAGTAGGAATACCTGTCATAGACATGTAGTGTTGTTGAACACGCTTTGCTTCTGCCAGTTGTTGCTTCATAGTATTAATAGATTCTCTATAAGCAGCAGTGCGTTGAGCTTCGGGTACTTTCAAGAAGTTCTGATTAAACTCCATCTCACCTTCTTTAGATTGTAACTTTGCTAGTTGAGCATTAAGTACATTAACTTCTTGTGTAGCCTGACCAGCAAGTTTCACAGCCGCTTGTGATGTGGCATTAGCACCAGTATGTTCCCTAGACTGAGCCATAATCTTTGCAACATCAACACCCTTATCGTAATCCCACTGACCTTTTGTATTCTCAAGAGCAGTCTTACCAGCAAGTTCAGGTGTGTTACCAAGACGAGTTACTAGAGCAGCACGCTCTTTCTCCCACAAAGGTAGTTGATTAGGTGCAGCAACATTACCATAAGGATCAGCACCACCAGCAAGAACTTTGTCGATGTCAGCAATCTGTTTAGCAATATCCAACTGAGCAGTCTTAGCACCTTGCTCAAGAGGTACTTGTTGTTCAACGAATGGTTGTAGTAACTGACCAACCTTATTCTTACGATTAGCTTCATCGTAACCAGCTTGCTTAGAATCAATAAACCCTTGCAACATGGCAGGAGTACGCTGTAAGTCAGCTTGCTCTGCGGCTAACTGCTTACCTGACATATCAAAACCGATACCTTGATTAGTCAGTTGAGCTTTCTCAATATCAAGTGGCTGCATCTGTTGTTCTCGCTGGTTAGCAAGATATTGTTTTAGTAATTCCTCTTGTGATAAGTCCTCTGCGTTTGCTGCATTAAACCCATGATACAAACCACCAAGAGTAAACTCAGGTTTATATCCAGTAGAGATTTCTTGGTAAGCCATATTATAGTCCTAGCTGTTCACGAATATATTGGATCTGTTCATCTGACACATTCTTAGTTTGTTGATTAGATCCACCTTGTAACAAACGACCAATAGCAGAAGCATAACCAGCATTAGAATCTGCCATTGTACTAGACTTATTAGCACCAAGCATTGCTTCTAGGATACCAGCAGAACTATTAAGTCCAGCCCCGGCAGGTTGATACAAACCAGCACGATCATTAATCATCTGATTCTCAAAGTCCATCTGTGACTTAGTTAGTTGTGGTGCAAGTGCAGCGGCCATCTGAACATCACTAGTACCGCGCTGTCTTGAGCCACGATTAGCTTGAGAGATTATTTGATCTTGTAGAGTCTTGTACTGTTGGTTAGCGTTTGGATTCTGACGGAAAGCATTCAAGCGATCTTGTACATCAGATAGCTCTTGTTGATAGCGAGGCCGTTGTGCAGCAAATGGATTAGTGTTCTGTTGCATCTGCTGTGCGGCCTGTGCATTCTGTTGGCCTAGCTGACCTTGTGCCTTCTTCTCTTGCTGTGCAGCCCATAGACTAGCAAGACCTTTTAGCATCTGGTTTGTGTTATTCTGTTGCCCTTGGTTTGCACCTAAGATACCAGCACCACCTTTAAATAGATTGCCTAATGCATCCATTCCTTTAGTACCCATTTGACCCCAGTCCATACCTTGTTGTGTGATTTGGCTTGGATTCATGTATTGAGCGCCACCAGAAAAGTCGTAACCTTGACCGCCTGTAGTCAAACCAGACATGGAGTTTTCCCATTGCATAGGCTCTAGGTTTTGTTGTCCTAAATAACTACCAATGTCATTCTGACCTTGTTGGTTAATACCACCTTGTAGTTGGTCATACCCACCCCAGACTTGGTTATCCGGTGTGGTAAAGGAATCTCCTTTGTAGTCAGAACTATTTAGATATTCCTGTGATTGCTGGTCAAAGCTATTCCAATCGTAATTGTCGTCCATGTTATTTCCTTATAATGAGCCTGTCCATTGTACACGACAAGCTGGTATAGTTACTGTGCCAGCGGTAGTACCCGGAACATCTGTTGAGTTTAATGTGATCGAAGCCGCACTTGACCAGATGTTGTGTCTAGTCTTAGCTCCCTTTGGTATCTTTAGTGTTGCTACAAATACCACTTGGTCTTCAACACTGTTAACAAGTTCCTTAGATCTAGCAGAATATCTTAAGATACTAAACCCAGATCCTGTATCAAGTTCGGCATAAAAATAAATCTTTCGATTACTACCAGCGGCATGAGCATTCAGAGTCATTGCCATTGTATAAACACCACCATTGACAAATGTGAATTCACCTAAAGCAGTATCATAAGTAATACCAGATGTAGCCACTGTAGTCATCGCAGCAGGAGCAAATAGAGTTGGTACAAGAGGTAGAGCAGTGCCGGATGTTTGTAGTTCAATATCTAACTCATTACTCATAGCTGAGTGTTGATCCAGCTTTAAATGATAATGCTCACCTGAAGTACCGCCCTGCAAACTCTGCAATTGTCCATGATCTCTTGTAGCAATGTCAGTAATGTTAGAACCAGCAAAGTTAATAACATACCAAGGAACAGAACCGTTTGTTGATATGTAACTTCGTAACTGTCGATACCACTCAAGCCAAGTGAATGATCCGGGTTGGTCGTTAATTGGGGGTGGAGGTAATCCGCCTGTAGCCATTATGAAATCCCTGTATCATAAGTAACCTCTAGTGCCTCTAGGCGCAAGGGTTTGTTATCAGCATGTCTAATCCTGAATGCTCTTCGACGGAAGGAGCCTAGCTGCTGTGTAGCAGGATAGCCATCAGTAAGATCAATCGTTCTGTCTGTAGCCCAAGTAAGGTAATCATCATTACTCCAAGACAATTGTACCACATTAGAGGTTGAATAGCTATCACCAACAACCATAGCACTAGGCATAAACTTTCTGACATAAGTATCCATGTCATACTTGTTAGTAACAATCTCACAAGAGATAGGATTACCTTCATCTTGATAGACAGTTGGATCTAGCGTTACAATATTTCCGTTAGTAAAGCTAAGTAACTTAATCTTACCTGACTGGTTATCAGCAGCATGTCCATAACCAAACATGTTGTTAGTGTAGGCAACAGTGGAAGAAGACCATTCATGCCACATCTTTTCATCTAGGTCATAAACAAAGGTACGATTAACAGTAGTCAGATTCAAGACAAAGAACATATGGCCCATCGTGCGAAGACCATAACCATGACAGTCAGACATATCTACTTCTGTGTCAATAATACGTTCAATAAACTCATCTGAGATTTTCTTAGGCTGAAAACCTTCAATAACCCACACTGCCCTACCACCAGACTCTGACTGACCAACAAAAATACAGAAGCGTTCATTCTGATAAACACAGTAAGGTGCAGCAATACCAATCTGAATAACAGCACCATCATTGCGACTTAGTGGAGAACCACTAGCATTAGCAGCATCGTAGAAGAACTCAGTTGAACTAGAACCAAAGACAACAAGCTGATTGTTCTGTCTAGCAAGAGACTTGATAGGATCAGGGAACATCTCAGCAGTTAGGTAGTCAGTAGCTAACCAAGAGAATGGATCATCAACAACACAGGTATAAACATCACTGCCCTTTGCTACAACAATATAACCATCAATGAATGTTGTGACAGGAATATGTGGTGTAGGGAAATCGGCAGCAGTAATCTTTGTTGCTGTTAAGTCAGTCTTGATTACATAAGCCTCAATACCATCACAGATAAATAGATAATCACCAATAGAGCGTGAGTTACCTAGAGTTGCTCCAACCGATGGAGTGGTTGTAGTCCATGTGATTTTCACTACAGGATTTGCCCCATTCTCATCTACTTGATAAGTTGTATTACCGACAGTGGCGTACCACTTGCCATTGAAGAACATAATGCTACGCCCTTCTGCTGGAGACAAGTCCGTTAGCAGTGAAACTCCGGGGCGTTTGTTAGATGTTATCTTTGTGTTTTCTAATTGCTCAACCTTGCGAGTTTCAGGAAACATATTAACAAAGCGTTGGTCTTTGCCTACAGTCGCATCACGGTTGGAGTAAGCACCAACAATGGGAATCCTTACCCGCTGTCGTGCTACCCCCTTCTGACTTTGTTGTTGTGCCATTACTTAGCCTTTAACTTTTGTTTGTTGTAAAGTGCCTTTGCTAATGTACCGCCAGCCGCACCAACCTTGTTTAGTTGTTTAACCTGTTGTGGAGTAGAACCCTTTGGAGCAAAGATGTTACCTAGACTTGACATACCGCCTTGAATAACTGCTTGACCCATGTTCTTACCAAACTTGTTATTGCTTAGTAGATTCTGTAGCCCTTGGTTAGCAACACTACCAGCAATATTACCCGCAGTACTAGCACCATCTTTGCCTAAGATGTCTCCCATGTATCCACCAAACCCATTAGACACAGCAGAGCTTAGACCAGACCCTAGACCACCACCAGCGATTGCTGATAGGATACTCTTAGCATTACCACCTTGTAGTGCTGCACCAAGACCACCCATACCACCTGCAACAATTGCATTGCCAGCAGTGGTTCCTAGACCTGTGGCATTTCCAACAGAAGCACCAGCACCCATATCATTTAAGGAGCCACCAAGATAAGACATACCAGCAGACTTCAACCAGCCCTGACCACCAGCACTATCACCCTTAGAGTAGGAGTCAACAGCATTCAGTGCAGAGCCTAGACCAGGAATGAAGAAGTTACCAACAGCAGCACCGATTGGTTGCATCTTCTCAAAGTCTTGTTGCAAGATTAAACTTGTTGGACTTGTGCGTTCCCAGATCTGTTGTAAGATACCCTGCTTCTGCGTCTGACTTCCTTGATCCCGTACATAAGCATCATTAGAAGAGAAACCCGGCGAGGCTGCTAGTTGTTCAGGTGTAAGTAGAATCTGACCATTACCTAAGTTCTTAGCATTCTGTGACCACCAGTCGGAGTTATTTAAACTACGATACAGATTAGAAGCACCTTGATCCCATTTAGTTGTTGTCTTAGTGGGGCCATACCATTCTCTTTTTTTATCTGTACTCTGTTCAGCCCACTGGGATTGTAGTGGATTCTCATAACCAGCCATATCAAGAATAGTGCCATAGGTTTTACCATCATAGGTAATATCCTTAGAACCAAACAACTTCTGTAGATCACCAGAGATTACATCATTAATCTGATTACCGCCGAAGGAACCACGCTCACCAAGACTACGGCCAGTAATACCGCCTTGTGTTAATAGCTGTGATAGATACTCAGATTGTTGTGGCTTGCTTGTACCTAATAAAGAGTTTAACTGTCCTTGTTTTGCTCCCTGTGCCTCAGCCTCTGACATATAATCAGTACCACCAAAATTCCAAACATCGTAGTCTTGTAAATATGTATTAGGTGTAGACATATTACCAAAACCATCGTCAACCGGTGCTCCCGGAATTTCACGTATTCTATCAGCAGATAATTTATCATAATCTAAACTTCTACTTAGATTACCTACTGTTGGATTGTAAAGTAGTTGGTAGTTATCCATACTACCTTGGAAAGCCCGTGAAGCAACTCCTTTGTTATAATTAACTTTTGAGTTGTATTGATTAGCTAGGCTACCAGCAAGAGTCTGTTCATTAGCTAAAGCAATCTTACGCGGATCTGCACCATTACGTCCATAGATGTTACCTAAGTTACCAACACCATTATAAGACATCAGGTTGTTAGTCAGTTCTGGTATCAAGTTGGCGTAGGTTAGATCCATAGAGCTTTGTTGCCCTAAGTTCTCAAACCCTGCCTTTTTAAATAGATCATTAGAACCTTCAGCAGTGTATGGATTAGTCTGTCCATAATAACCTTCTAGATTCTGACCACCCTCAACATAACCACCAGCAGTGCTTGGACCAAAGGTATCTTTAGTAGCTTGGATCTGTTGCTGAGGAACATTGGACAAAGAGACTGGTTGGAATCCGGCACCACGAAAACCTGATGCTTGACGTGCAGCCCAATCCATACTAGGATCAGTAGAAGCAACTTGACTAGGAGCACTACGCATTGAGCGCTGGCGCTCTTGCTGGCTCATCCCTAAGGTACTCTGTAGGGTCTTGTTATATTGTTCAGCTAACGACGTTCCTGTAGCCATTACCAGCCCCTTCGTTCTACTCCAAAGTACATCGATCCTTCTTCAAGGCCAAAGTTTAGAGCATCTTGTTTAATGATTGACATTTCTTGCCATAGTACTTTACGATCAGCAGCAGGGATACCATACTCAGGAGCAAGTCGTGTAGCCAGTCCATAGGTAATAGCATCAAACCATTCTTGTGGAAAGTCTGGATTATCCGTACTTGCATCAAAGTCCTCAAACGGGCGTTGATAGAACAGAGTGATTGTGTTGGCAGTTTGTTCTACAGTAGAAGGTACAGGGAACACTGACAGAATGCCGTAGTCCCTTTGTGGATCATAGTAGATCTGAATTGGATTACCAGCAGAAGTTTTGTTACCAAGCATGTTGTACTCTTGCTTAGTCAAAATCCGCATTGGAATATCAACATTACTAGTTACATTATGATTGTATGCTTGTTGTACCTTGAGGGGCTTAGGAATATTAACTGCTTTACCCAGACCAATCTCATAGTCCTTTGTACCAGCGACAAGAGTTACAGCATAAGACTTTAATGCCCAGAGTGGCATACCGTCAGCTTGCCAAGCCTTGACCAAGCCATTAAGAGCACCAGCCGCCTCTGTAACTTGCGTGGCTGATGGTGTCTCACCTTGAGCAAGAACACCGATTAAACGCAGTGCTCGTTTGATAATATCATCCCGTGTTACCGAGAAATCGGTGCTACCTGAAGTCATATTAATTTCCCTTAAGTAAGGTGTAAAGTGCAGCAGCGGCAACTGCCGCCCCGCTCACCCATTTGACCGCACTGACCAACCAACCAGCCGCCTTCCAAGCAGAGACAAGACCTTCAACATTTAGTGTAAGAATGTCAATCTTCTCTTCTAATGTTTTAATGTTTTGTTCTATCTCAAGCAATCGGCGTTCCTCATAGATTTGATGATCCTGTAAAGTTTGTTCTAATTTAGTGTTTGTCATTTATACTACCTAGATTACTTGATATGTAAAATTTAACACATAGGATTGTGATGCTGCTGTTGCTGAGTTAACTCGTAACACCACACAATCATTAGTTGCATCTGATGTAATAGACCCAACAATACTAGGTAAAGTCACTGCACCATACTGGGTAAATGTTCCAGTAGCACTCCAACCATTTGCGAAATTTGATGGTATTGGAATGGACATTTTTACAGTTGTGTCTCCAATCACAGTTGCGTCAATGTCAAGTCTACCGCTAACAATAACTACACTACCTACCCTAGCATATTGACAGGAATTAAATGTAACAGAAGCAACGTTTACATTTGTAGATACTTGAATTGGTGTGTATGTACCCGACGTTGTTCTACCATCATCTGTTGTACCAGCTAATGATGTAGTTGTTACTACTGGTAGTGTGGTATTATAGATATTACCACGTATAACTGAGTTAGTAATTGTTTTACTAGCACTTCTAAATAAACTTACTACGGTTGCACCAAGTGAACTTATTGAGTTGTTTGAAAAAATACATCCAGATATATCAAAGGATGAATACACTACCCATCTACTAGCAGCACCATCTAAGCCAACGGATTGTATCAAGTTATTTGTTATATTTATATTTGACACAGTGATTAGTGGGGATGCGGCGTCGTTAAGGAATGCAATTGCTCCTGCACCTGTTCCAGTAAGTAGATTTCCGTTAATTAATAAACCATCTACTTGAGCAGGGCCGTCAAAACTTACGGCTGCAAATGGCTGTGTATCATCACCATCAATAGTATTTACAATAGACCCACCAAGTCTATTATTACTAATAACAACATTTAAACAGTATGATAATGCTTTAAAATTAATGGGCGTCACACCACATAAATCTGCAACATTACCATTAATAATAGCACCATCTAAACCTGCACCAGCCTCAATACGAATAAACTCATTACCAATATCAATACAGTTCAATGCGTAGATTGCTGATCTTTGTATATAGCCAGTAACAACTACAAAGACACCGCCACCAGAATGATACCTATTGTTTGTGATGCGATGTGCTCTCCCTTTATATAGATCATCCGTTTGAATGTCATCACCAGATGTACCACTAGTAGGCCAATCTAGTGTGATAGCAATTCCACTATTTAAACTAGAGAAAACATTTCTATCTGCGTGCAAGGCACGGCCATAGAAATAAATAGGTTTGTATATATTATAAAAATCGCAATCATATACATACCCATCCATATCGTCTGTATTAGAGACCTTCTGAAACTTAATACCTATATCAACAGTATTACCAGAATCACCACAGAATTTTAAACAATTAAATGTGCATTGACTTAATGTTACCAAAATCATTGGTGTTTCTACAGCAGCATCATCTAATGAGAACTGAAGTGTTGAGCCAAAGTCATCTGTTAAAATATCACTTTTACCGCCAATACTTCCACCATTACCATAAAAACCTTGACCACGAGTTGATACAAGTAGTGTATTAGTAATTAGATAACGACCACTTGGAAAGTAGATATTAAGTCCTGTGTTTATCGCTGTTTGTATAGAAAGTGTATCATCTACCACCCCATCGCCTACAGCACCAAAGTCCTTTACTGAGATGGTGTCAGAATTCTTTTGTTGTACTGTGCGACTTATACTAGAACCAGAAAGACCTGTTGCATTATAAACATTATCATTAACATCATTTAACCAAGACGCTACAATTGGAGTTTGACCATTAACAAAAGCCGTTGTTGTCATTATAAAATTCCCTGTGTAAATTTACCAGCAATGGCACAACCTGCAATAGCGTGTTCTGCAATAGCACCCTGCATGTTTATTGTGCAGTATATATTGATCCAGTCTTGCCAAACAAGATCTTGATCCAAGTCAGCCCTAGCACAATCGGCGGTGCCTTGATCCGCCACACCTTGCATTGTCCAGATAGTACAAACACTATCCTGAACAAATACAAGTGGTGGAATTGGACGCTGGAATGGCACTGTGATTTTGTCTTGCCTTGCTCTTACGAAGTCCTGTGGATGCCTCTGTTCTAGATCCTCTTTGCAGACAATGAAACCATCCCATCTATGGTAAGTTTCATGTGCCTTGAGTTTCTTTGAACATACATCACAAGTTACGTTAAACCCACCAGAGACATAATAATTCTTAGACATTATTTATCCCCATCAATACAGAGAACTCTACCATGATCTACGGTTAATGTATTAGAAACACTAGCAGTACCCCACTGTGCTGTAAGGGTTAGGTTTTGTGCTATTGTCGTATTCACAGTAACTGTTGCCCGTGTGTCAGGTGGGTTTGTTATACCATCAATACGAGTTAAAAGATTTACTTGTAGTGTTCCTGTTGGACCTACACCACGACAAGTACTAACTGCTAAAACTTCAAATGCTGTACCTGATGTAATAGCAGCACCAGTAATTGGTAATGTAATAATAGTAACACCAGCATAAGTCATACGTAAAGTTAGTGTGTTACTATTTGCCTTTCCAATAACACCACGAACTATAATCTCTTCTGATTTACCAACCTCGAGGTAGTTAGCACCATACGAAGAACTAATAAGTGTAGTTTCTATTAGTGTGTTTGCAACGGTAAGATTTGTTGTTCTAACACCAGTCGCTTGTACTACAGAACGCCGTTTAGCTAAGTTTATAAACTGTAAACTATTACCAATTAATTCCATAGCGCCTTGTACAAACGTTGTCAATCCATTTGGTTGTGTTGTAAACGTCAAAGGTGCTTGTGTTGTGGTACCGGCAGCTAGGACTATATGATTGATGTTTTCGGAAACACTAATAGTAGTGCTATCCGAATCTTCCACAACTATCACACCAGCACCAGCCACAATCTGTTTAGGCTCTACTGCAACTACGCCTTGTGCGATACTAACTGACATATCAAACCATTACTGAACGAAGTTTAGCAATCTTCTCTTCGTACTCTTTAACCATAACATCAAGACTCTCTTGAGTAGCCTTAGTAATAGCCTCAGAAGTAGCAAGAGCTTTTTCACGCTTGGTTAGATTAGAACGAAGTTTAGCCATCTCTTTAGTTTGATTGGCAAGATCCTCAGCAACCTTTGAGGACTGGTCAAGCTCTGCTTGCAGTTTAGCTTTCATAGAACCGATAACAAGAACATCTTCTTCTGCTTGTTTTTCAACAGCATTGGATTTATTCTTGTACTCAGCTTCTAGTTTAATTTCTTTGTCTTGTGCTTGTTTGAGCAACGTGTTAATCTCAGATACCTTACCAACAGTTTCAATAACAGCAGTAAGACGGCCTTGCTCATCTTTTAGATTTTGTAATGCTTTTTCATACTTAGCAGGGTTCTTAACAAGATCGAGGAAGTCAGCAACATCTTGGATATTCATTATCGGTTTCCTTGTAGGATTGTTAAGGTTGTACCACCAGTACCGGCTGTATTGTTGATACGAATTGCGCGTACTGGAAAAGCATAGTTACCGTCAGCATTAGCTGTCTTGGAAACTAGCGTAGAATGCTTGAACGCTACTGGCGTTACGGCAGGATCAAACACATCATCAAAGGTATGTTCAATATCAAAAGTAATAGTGCCATTGACAACAGCACCTAGACCTACATTAAAAGGGCTTTGTTTATAGTCCATAGGAATCCACGCCGAGGTTCCTGTACTAGACTTCGTAATTACTTGTGGGCGCATATCAGTTCCTTTAAATAAAAAAATAGGAGGAGTCTTTTGCTTTTGACAATTAACTCCCCCTATGGGTGTCTAACTTATAGAGCTAGACCTTGTGGTGGGAAAATATATTCCACCTTAACGATTACTGGAGTGGTTAGCGTTGCGCTAGCCTTTAGATATACCAGTTTATCTTCTGTCAGTTGAGCACCAACAGATGTACCAGTTTGAGCACCGCTAGTGGCGTAGCCAGTAGAGTTTGGTGCAAAGGTATCAACCAACTCAGCACCACCATTGGTAAAACCAACGTTGATAGTCTGAGTAGTATTAGCACCATTACAAATGGTATAAACACCAATAACAACTGCATACTTAGGAAGACCAAATGCAGCAAAGCCGGTAGAACCGTCTGCTACTTCTAACTTACCTAGTTTTACATACGGGTCGCGTGCGCTTGGTGTAGTTTGAGTTACACCTGCTGGACCTACAATACCTACTGCCATAATATCTCCTTAGAGGTAAACCTACCCCCGAAGGGGCAGGAGGATTCATTAAGCGCCGGTAGAACCGTAAATTGCACGAGGATCTGACCAACCGAAAGAGTAACGAGCAGTAGCCTTGAACTTTGCATTCTCGGTATCAAAGTCGTTATCCATCTCGAAACCATCAGCACGACGCTCAAAGTACTTGAGGCCATCGTTAACATCGGTTAGGATGAACCAAGCATCTGGATCGGTTAGATAGTGATTGGTAACAACTTCACTAAAGATACCCATGTCTTTGAGGACGTTAGGATCGTTTAGATCAGTACCAACACGACCGTCAGAACCCAGGATACGCTTGACTTCAAACTGTTGCTGATAAGGGATGACAAGTTTCTTAGGCTTGGCAGCGATTAGCAGACCACGATCATCACGGAAACCGGCGATGTCAATAACAGCTTGCTCAAGAGCAGCTTCTGACATATCGGCAGCAGTTGCTGGGCCATTGGTAAAAGTACCACCAGAGACAGTTGCGTGTGAAGCTGAACCACCACCGGCAGAAGCGATTAGAGAAGCACCATCACCACCAACGTAGCTTGTATTGAAAGCACGGTTGTAGACGTTAGCTGCAATGATCTCTTTGGTCTGACGCATGGAACGAGCAAGACCTTTAGCCTTCTGTGCACCAACTTTACCATACTGGTCATCTTCGTAAATCTCACGAGTAACGATGAAGCCTAGAGCATAGACAACATGGTTGTAACGTGAGGTGAAGCCTTGACGCTCGGTGTCATAAGTGATTGGAGCGCCTTCGTTTTTAACAGAAGCTAGACCAAAAGAGCTAAGACCAACATCCTCTTCGTATGCTTTGTCTGAGGTGTTCTTTTCAAACAACTTAGACCACTCTTCTGGATAGTCGTTGTAGGACTTACCATAGATTGCGTTAAGACCGGGCCAAAGTAGTTTGGCAAAACTTGAACTAGTAATAATACCTGACATTTTCTATTCCTTTTTAGACGCCAACAATGGCATTACCTTGTGCAGAGGTAGTTAGTTGCACAAGAAGTTTATTGTAAGCGGCAGGAGCTTCATTATCAACACGCTTAACATAACCAACAACGTGAATTGGGCGGGTAGCAGAAGCTGAAGGTGTGGTTGCATTAACATACATACCAGAAGTGCCAGTAGTAGTTAGACCTGAAGTAGCAAGACAACCAACGTCAGCGTTTAGACCAATATCTGCTAGAGCATAAGATGCAGTGGATTGGACTTCGTAGATAATATCAGCAGCATCTGCTACTAGAACATATGCCTTGGTAGAAGCAGGAACATACTGAGGAGTATCAAGAGAGATAGAACCAGCAGTCATCTTACCATCAAGAGGATCTAGCTTAGGGTTAACAATACCAACAACAGCACCAAGAACAACACCAGAAACTACATCATTTGCAGTGGTTGCAGCGGATAGAGACTTAACAGTGACTAGACCAGAGGTAGATGCTTCGGTTGAACGAACAACCAAGTCACCAACAAAGACTGGAACTGATTCACCAACAGCAACTTCATAGATGTTCGCCTGACCATTGTAAGGTGCACCAGAGAAGTGCTTTACTGGCTTGAAGCCAGAAACACGGGAAGTATTAGCCATACTTATTTATTCCTTTAAATTTAATTTAGTTATGACAGCTTAACAGAGCCGTACATACCACGAGTATCTTGAGTAGAAGATTCTAGCTCATCAATGTGCTTTGCTTTAGCCTTTTGATCTTCATTGAAGTACTCCTTCTTTGTTCGCATAAGGAACGAAGTCGTACCGTCATTACTAATCACACGCTTGGCTGAACCCATACCACTAATATCAACAGCATTTAAATCACCAACAACAACGTCAGGATCTGTTACTAACTCATAACCTGCCTCTTGGAAGTTATGGATACGGCTACCTGTGTCATTAACAAAACGATAATGATAGTTAGGATCTTTCTCGCCGCTAACTGATTGTGGGCCACGATTGAATAGTGGCTTGCGTACTGCGCGTTTGGTAGTTTCTTTAGTCATTGCTTAATGCCCTTCATCTTTTTTAATTCGTTAATATAGTCATCTTTTGACATTACACCAGCCCTGACAAAAGTCATCATTGTCTTGCGTTCATCCTCACTCATTTCAAATGAGCCTTTCTTGGATGCCGGGGTACTGTTACCCTCAACGCTACTAGGCTTGGATCGATTAGGATTAACGAACTTATCCTTGAATCGGATTTTAACTTGTTGTGCTACATAAGACAAAACATCTTCAGGATCGAGATTTGGATTCTGTTGTGCGTATCCTAGTCCAACAGTGTCTGCGTAACCTCGCATCTCATTGTCAGTTTGATACCATTTGTTTTCACCAGCCCAAGCAACAAACCGTGGGTCAGGTTGGTTAGGCGTAGTTTCTTTTACAACTTCACGTACTTTCTGCTCTGCTTTTAGGTCTGTAAGAAGTTCAGTGGTTTCTAGATAACCATCAGAATTCCCCTCCTCAAGATGCTTCTTCTGTAACGCCTTAAGCTCACGCAAGGCATTGTTGTACTCAGTCTCTTTGACTTTAGTGTGGTGTTCTTGTAACATCTTCAAGGCTTTGCGAGTTTCTTTTAACTCTTTACCCATTGAATCAATCTTACCGAATAACTCACCACGTTCTACAAATTCTTTAGGGCTACGCCACTTAGATTTATCACCCTCATATTCCTCAAGTGGTTTCCAGCCTTGCTCACGAGCTTGATCTTCGTAAGCATCAACTTGTGGAGTGGATTCTACTTGAGTAGATTGTTCCGTTTCTTGTACAGCTTCAGATGTAGCTTCTTGGCTACTAATAACTTCTTCAGTCATATTCTATTCCTTATTGGATTACACAAAGTACGTCTGAATCATTGCAGATAACATACTTACTGTTATCAGTATCAATGACCTCCTTACCAGAGTATTTAGTAATCGAAACACGATCACCTTCTTTAAGAATATCAGGACTACGCCCGTAATCCTTAAACGCCGTTGGGCCTACCTTCACCACAACGCCATACTCCACTGCTTTAGACTCGCGCTTGTCTAACGACAACTCAATACCAGCAGCCTTGGCACGACGATATACATCATCTACCTCAGTTGCGTCATCAAGTTTAATTAGAACATGGTGTAAGAGTAAGGAAATCATTGGTCAATCTCCTCAGCCTCATCAACATGAAAGTCTTGCATCTCGCGGTAAGACTGAATCATACCAACTAGCAATCGATCTTGCATGTAATCCGTACCAGCCGAATAAGATAGAATGTCTTTACACTCATCAATTCTAAACTGTGCTGCATCCATGAATGCGTGTGTAACAGGATTAGCTTTCCACTCGATAAAATCTGCCTTAGTAATTATATTCACGACTTTGTATTCTCCTTAGAATATCACTTGGGTTTTTGTTGCTGCTTCATCTGAGACTGTTTAATAACTTGTTGGTGCTTCTGTGCTTGTGTTACCATACCTAGTTGATGGTTATCAGCTTGTTGCTGTAGTTGCTGTGCGTTCTGCATGGACTTAGCACGAAGGTCAGCTTGAGAATGCTGTGCCTTAAGCACTGCCTCCATCTGCTGCATCTTTAGCTTATCCTGCATTGCACGAGCTTCCATAACTAGTTTCTGTTCCTGTGCTGCACCTTCCATCTGTAACTTAGCACCAGCTACTTGCATACCCATCTGTGCCTTCTGCTGCTCAAGCTGTGCCTTCATCTGCATCTCTTGCATCTTAGGATCAGGTTGTGGTTGCTGTGGTTGCTTCATGTAAGTCTCAGCATTTGCAATCTCATGTGCCTCAAGATATAACTTCGTGACAGCCATTGGATCGATTGTGCCAAGTTGTAGCAACTGCATTAACGCTTGTACCTTTGCTTGTTTCTCTTGTGAAGAAACAGCAGTAGGATCTGCACCGGGTATAACATCATTCTCATTACCAAGATAATCAGACTGTGGTACAGGCTCATCAAGAACGTCAATGTACTCTTCAGGGTTCATGTACGTCTTGTTAAGTTTATAGAGCTTACGAAACTCTTTAGCTAAGCTACGATATACACGCTTATAAACAGCAGTGAATACTTTCATACCTTGCTCAATAGTCGCCATAGTGGTCGTAGCAGGGGTGTTTTGTCCCGGCATCTTACCTACGAAAATCTCAGCTACGGAGGCCAGTTCTTTTCCAGACTTTAATAGAAGATCTAGTAAATTGAACAGGACTTGTGAAGGCTCACGAACAGGTAGTGGGAAGATCTGTTTCTTTAAGTCATCGCCTACAGCATTAACTGCTTTCCACTCCCCCGGCTGGAAGTTAGCTTGTCCCATCTTGATTCGTAACCCCTTACCGATAAATCCGGCTTGGAGATTAGATAAGCTACCAGCATCAACCAGTTGATTGATAATAGTGTTAGCTGAATTATTGATGGGGCCGAGTAACCTACCAAATCCAATATCATAGAAACCACCGTCAGGATTAGGAATAAAACCGTATTTAGTATAATACTGTGTAGGATTAATAGAAATCACTTTACTATTCTCTGCACTAATTATAACATCTTCTGCTGTATAACGTGCAACAATTCGTAGAACTTTCTTACTCTGCTCTTCGATTGTAACAATATAAGGTTCAGAGTAACCATCTTCATCTAGATCTAGATAAGTATGTTGTTCTAAAACTGTATAAGGCGTTGTACTGTCTTCTGTAGTCTCACGCTGGAATGCCTTATTGACACCAGTGTTAGAGATAACATCTGAACCATCAGGATCTGGTAACTCAACATCAAGATAGATACCCTGATTCTGGCGCTCTTTAATATTACGTCGAGTTAGTGTAACAACCTCTGTAATACGCTCTGCTTCTTCCAGACTACGTGTGTTATAATTAACAACAAGGTACTTAGGTAGAACTAGCTTAGAACAATTACGTTGTTTCCCTGCATCCCAGTAGGTTTTCTTAAAGCAAGTACCAGCAATAGGTAAAGCGATAAGGAGTTTATCCATATCCTCTTCCCAATCTGGCATTTCTTCTAGAACTTGGTACGACATGTGTGTTGAGATTCGCTTTGCACGTGCAGCCTTCTCACCTGTAGGATCAGAGCCTACTACCTTACACTTAACTACCTTACCATCACTAGGAACAAGGGTAGGATAAGCACGAGCGGCGAACTGCATGGCTGCTGTAGCAAGGAGTGGGTACTTAATGTTTGCTGCACCCTGCCAAGGGAAGGTCTTAACATCAGAAATCTGGAGAGCTAGCTTAGTCCAGTCCTCTAAATCCTTTTCCCAAGGTTTGCGTGAAGCTAGATCGTTATCAAAACCCTCAGCAACAGCATTACCAATCTTCAATAGTTCTTCTTTATCTAAATCTTCTGCAATGTTGATTGAATCGATAGCTTCTTCTAGTTTAAACATTTAATATCCTGTTATCTGGCAGCGGCCTTGGTCTTGTAAATCGGATTCCTCGTACTCACGCTCATACTCGGCGTCGTAAACCTCTTCTTGTGTCATACCTTCTGACATTCGATCAATCAAGATACCCTGATAAGCAAGAGCATCCACTACGTCATCGTGCTTAGCTCGTGGGAAAGTCATACACTCATCCTCGAATTGCGGCCACCAGTCGGCTTGTTTATCAAACTTGACCATAGATGCACGCATACGTGCTTGAATCGATCTAGCGCGCTGTATCTTGTCTTGGCGGTGTGGTTTGAGCATGAGGGTATTAAGGTAAATACCTGTATCAGACATTGCTCTATTCAAGTAAGGGCCAATAGACTTAGATACCTGTGTATCCTCAATACCAACTACGATAGGATTGTAGATTTTCTGCAAGGTTAGTAGTGTAGATACAATCTCATCACCAGCAAGACGCTCACGAATACAATTAACGATATGTAACTGTCCATTTGAATCCATACCACCAACGACAATAGCCGTATAGTCAGCACGATCTTTCTGTGAGATAGCCAAGTCAGCCGTAATATAGTAGGTTAGATTCTTCTTATGATCTTCTTCTGTCATCGGTAGGAAATCCCCCTTACGAAAATATCGTATGGAGTCATCAACCGGATTACAGAGATACTCACAAGAATAAATCTCGGGGATACCTTGCAAGGTGTAATCCTCGCGTAGTTCAATGAAGGTATCCTCGCTCTTACGTTGAGGCCAGAGTAACTTAGTCATGTCAGAGTTATGTGCTCTGTACTTAACAGCACGCCACATACCAGACTTCTTGTTAGACCAGGTTTTAAGATCTTCTACTACAGTACCCTTGGCGTTCTCTCTAGGCATTAGAGATTCTAGTGGATCATCAAGGTTAAGTGGAGTACCCACAAAGCGAATTATACCCCGCTCTGAGCGACAGGGTATGAGGGAACCGGCTACCCAACGACGCAACTTATCTCGGCGTTCCTTGTTAGCAACCAGTTCCTCATTCATCAAATCATCAATAACAATTAAGTCAGGACGGCTACCATTCCACAACATACCACGTAACTTCTGTTCAGCACCCTTAGCCACAACACGAAAGCTAGTACCATCAGTAAAAGAACAGATGATGTCTGTCTCAGTGTCTTTAACAAACGCTGTACCTTTTTCATTAGTTTTTAAACCAAACAACGTTTGAATCTCTTTCGAGTCATACAACATCTGTTTGATCTGCCCTAAGAACAGTGCAGCCTGTGTCTCTGTATCTGCTACAATTATAACATACTTGCGTTGTCTAAACAAGATAGTAGCAAGGGTGTATGTAATAGTGATAGTGGTAGATTTACTGTGACCTCGCGGAGCACAGATCGCTACAAACTTATCGTCACTACAGCATAACTCCCACCACTCTCTGTGAAAATCAGCGAATTGACTAGCCTCATCATAATACTTAGTCAAACAGGAAGTAGCAAAACCTTCTACTACCTCCTTTGTTAGCTTAGGCCACTCAGGTTTTTTTACTACGCTCTCGCTTGGATTGTTCACTGATCATTGCTCCTTTAGCATTGCGCCGGAAAGATCTATTCTCACCGGGATTCTGGACAAACAAGTTTTGTAACCCGTTTTGACCTCCCTTGCTTACGGCCTTCTTATGACCAACGTCACCATTCAAAGCTGTGCGCTTGACTCCAGCTTTCTTAGCTACTAGACCCCGCGCTCGGTTACGTTGTGCTCTTGCTTTATCACGTTCAGGATGCTTTTTTTCATAAAGAGCCTCTTCCTTTTTATAATCCCTTCGGCCATTAGACATGTAAGGCATGGTAAACTCCTAGTTCGCTAAGTCTGTATAGAAGGTGAACATCAGAATGTTCCAGCAGTAATCACAGTAGTTGGTGTATAAACGTAGGTGTTATTTTGAATAACCCCTGTATATGTACCGCCAGCACTTCTGAAGATATTCCCAAGTCTATTATTCTGTATTAGGTTATCTGATTTCGTAACATCACCAGAACAGTTATCAACAATCGAATAGTTATAAGACTCGATTCTGTTTTGTTCGATTACATTAGATTGGCAAGGTTCTGATGGGGATTGCATGTAAAGCCAAATACCACCAGCAGAACCTGGTGTGCTACTTGTATCACTGTATCCAAATAGCTGATTGCCCCGCACTGTGCAGAAGTTACAAGCTTGTATTTGAATTCCAACAGATGCACCTAGTGTTGTTACATGATTATCGGATATTAAAATCTTATTGGTTTCAAGAAGTGCTATAGCAGAGTATCCACCAGTTGAAATCAAATGATTGTTTGAAATAACACTATCTGACAATGATTTACCAGCATTTTCAGTTGCGTGAATTACTAGTGCTTTTGTAGTAAAAGTATTACCAGAGATTACCAATCGCTCATTTGTGTAAGTAGCATTAGTCGTTGCATAAAATGCTGAACCAGTTGAAATAATGTTTTTTGCTGTGTTGCCCACAAATGATCCAGCAGAGCATCCATAGAAAACTGCATAACAACCATTAGCACATTCGTAAGCTACGTTTCCAGTACAAGTGAAATCTTTACACCCCTCAAAGTCAATCCCAACATCACCACAATTTTCTACATGATTTCCATACACAGATATATTTGCGCCAAGAGAACCCCAGATTCCACCAAGAGTTATATCGCTGCAAATATTATTTGAGATTCGCAATCCGTATATTCCAATTGTGTTTGATACACTGGAATCGCCGCCCCACCACCGGATGCCGTTTTCTGCTGTGTTTACTCTATTTCCATGAATAAGGCAGTCATTTGTATACTCAACAACAATACCATCTTCATCACAGTTTGTAACTTTATTGTTTGTAATTGTCCATGACTCACTGCCAACAGCATAACTACCGATGCCAACCTTACCTAGATGGTGGATATATACACCGTCAATCATCACAGTTTGAGTATTTGATCCAACGATTCCTTGGCAATTGACTGAGTTTCCATCAATTTCTCCGCCTATAACCTTACAGTTTGATGCAAGACCAATGACAGCAGACGACCCAGACAGCTTCTTGATTTTCCCTTCAATCTTTAAGGTTTGACCTGTTAGAAGAGTGATTCCAGTTGTGGCCATAACTCCGCCTTGTGGAATTATGATTGTGTTTGCACCAGATGCAATCGCTAATATCGCTGCCGCTGTATCATCTGAAACACCGTCACAAAGAGCGCCAAAGTCTTTAACACTGACAGACTCACGTACCTTTTCAGACAAATCTCGTGCAACCGCTCCAACACCACCAGCAGTAAAATTAACAGTATCATTTACACCATTGAGCCAAGCAGAGGTAATGGTTGTGCCGCTTACAAAGGTTGTATCAATTGGTGCGGTCACGGGCGTTCCTTCGCTTTTCAAAGCTAGTCATAGGTTAATCCTTAAGGGTATATGAACCATCCTCATTCTGAGTGACAGTCTCATTTTCAATGTAGTGAGCTACTAGCTTTTCTTTAGGTGCTTGGTTAGTTACAAAGGCTGCAAATTGTTGGGCCAAGTTCTGAAGCTGTGTAGCACTGGAGGTTTGTTCTGTAATCTTTGTAGGCTCTTTGCGGATAAGTTGACGCTTGTCCATGATAGTGTTAAAAGCAACAGTAGCATCACGCATTTTGACAGGAGTTTGTTTGATCTTGCCTGTCTTCTGGTCATAGATAAATTCACCATTCTCAAGTCTGTCCATAATAGTTTCTAGGGATTTGTCTAGGATCTTCGTGAGCTTGGCATCCAAAACTTGCTTGTCGTCTGACCTAAGTTCAGTGACCATCTCAGACCACCACTCTTGCTGTTTCCACTTGTTGATTG